GGGAGTTTTCCTAAACACAGTATGTATAAGGATAAGTTGGATAGTAGGTGTAGGAAGTGTGTTAAAAAACACTCTAAAATACGCATAGAGTTACACAAACACGCTCCACTAAAACCAGAAGTTTGCGAACTTTGTGGTAAAATTCCTCGTAAATGGTGTTTAGACCACGACCATTCTGATGATAGTTTTAGGGGCTGGATTTGTGAGCCATGTAATACTGGTCTAGGAAAACTAGGAGATAATCTAGATGGTGTAATTAAAGCTGTAAACTATTTAATAGCAAGCAAAAATAGGAAACAGCAAAATGCACCTGTATCGCAAATGGGTCAATCATTTAACAAACAATAATATGAACTATTTTGAACACCTGTATTTTGCTTTATACTATGGGTGTTGGTGTTTATTGGCTGGACTATATTTAATTATACATTCTGTTTTTCCTTGTTTCTATGAAACCGCTGGTTCAGATCTAGTTAAAAATCTTAATAGTATATTTTCAAAAAATGAAACAAACTCCAAGAAAAAAACTTCCTAAAGAATTAGCAGTAATAAACGCAGATAATTGTACAGGCTGCGAGGCTTGTTTAGAAGTTTGTCCAGTAGATTGTATTATCAAAATACAACAACATGACAAATTCCACAACTTACAGAGTTGGTGCGAAATAGACCTAGATAGATGTGTCGGTTGTGAAGTGTGTGTAAGAATACCTCAAAAAAAATCTAACCCATACGATTTAAAAGTGTGTCCATGGGATGCTATAGAAATGGTTTCAATAGACGAAATAGCCAATGTGGTAGCACAAATAGGTGGCCCGCCAGAATATATAGAAAAAAATTGGGATCGTTTAGTGGGATCAGCAGAAAGAATTGCAAAACTAAAAATAGAAACAGATAAATGAATACTGATATACCTATTTTTTGTATCAACTTAGAAAGAGCTAAAGAAAGAAAAGATAAAATCAAAAGACAGTGGATAGACGAACTAAAATTAGATATAAACTTTTGGAAAGCATACGATAAGAGAGATATTCTCAATGGTCATTATGTCTATCCGTATACTAAGGAACTATCAGAAAAAACATTAGGAAGACAATTAAGTCCAGGAGAAATAGCTTGCGTCACTTCTTATTGTCAACTATATGAGCATTGTTTAGAAAACAACTACGATAGCGTTATAATTATGGAAGACGATGTTACTCCAAACCTTATTGACGGAAATGAACTTTTTTCTACTATAAATTATTCTATAACAGAGTTTCCTAATATCGAGATGTTGTTATTGCATAAGCCACCACCGTATCAACAAAAAATATTTCATGAAATTTATAATACAAAAAAGATACACGCATCACTCTGTAAAAGAACCCCTTGGGGTAATCAAATGTTTTATATCAAACGCGCTGGAGTGACCAAACTATATTCAATGTTAAAAGAAATGAGAATGGCAGCAGATCATGTGCAACAATATTTAGCTCATAATCAACTTGTTGCGATTAGCAATAAACCTTTATGTTTTCATGCTTGGTTTGGAGAAAATAGCGATACTTATATAGGTAATGAAATCAGAAATACTCATAGATATAAGGTTATAGATTAATGTTAATGATTCATAGTTATTTTTTGAATGACAGAATAAATCAATTTCGCAATAATATACCAGTAATTGCTAAACAGGCCAAAGTTTCCAATCTGTGTTTAAAAAAAAATAATCATACTACTATATTGTATACAGATAATGAATCTTTTCCTTTTTTTAAAGATATTCCATATGATGACATAAAAATAATAGACCCAAGAGAATTTGGTTTGCCAAATCTAAAACAGTATTGGGCTTTGACAAAATTTATACCGGCGATACTAACAAAAGAACCATTTTTACATTCTGATATAGATTTATTTTTGCCAAACAGCAATTCTATACTAAACGATATAAGTTTAGATAATTCAATTATCACCATGCACTATGAACCGTGGGTACATAGTTCTTTATTTAATATTTTACCATCAAATATTATTAAACAAGTTTTTGATATTGATTCGTCAAAAGCACAAGTATATAATTTTAGTATATTTGGTGGAAAAGATATCCAAACCATACAAAGTGCTATCAACAGACTAATTGCTGGAATAAAAAATAATTTACAAGTAATAGATGATATTTTAATGCCGGTTCGAAGCGATCCGTATGATCGTAATTGGAGACACAGCGTATTTGCTGAACAATACATTCTACCAGCAATCATTTCTCAAATTTATTCTAAGCCTATATCAGTATTAATGCCAGAAACTATTGGAGCAAGATCTCAGATTGATGTAAGAATCATGATGAAACAAAGAGATATCTTACATTTATGGACTTTAAAAAAAACAATAGAACAATGGATAGGTTTATCAAAAATGATGGATATTCTAGAATTATATTATAAGAGTAACTAAATGAATAATCGAGTTAAAGAATTGCTAAAATGCAAAAGAATGGATTTTGGAGAGTCTGTACGCGGTAATTTATTACATGGTCTTTATGATCTAATTCGTGAACATATTACAAAAGAAAGTATTGTTGTAGAAGTAGGCAGTTATACTGGGGTTTCATCAGAATTATTCGCATTATTTTGTAAACAATTATATTGTATTGATAATTGGCAAGGGTTTGCGGAAAAGGCAGAAAAAATATTTGATGAACTCATACCTAAATACAATAATATTGTAAAAATAAAATCAACCAGTCATAATGCCGCAAAAACTTTTCAAGATTATTCTGTAGATCTAGTATACATTGATGCCAAGCATACTTACGAGGCTGTTAAAGATGATATTTTATCATGGGTGCCAAAAATTAAACACAATGGGATAATTTCTGGTCATGATTATAATTGGTCTGGAGTAAAAAAAGCCGTTGATGAAATATTTTACAATAAACACATTAAAATTTATAAAGATGAGTCATGGCTTATAAAATTTAATAATGATTTGTAGGACGATGCGATTGTTTCAAGTTGCTGCTTGACAATGACGATACTGTATGGTACACTAGTGTAACCACAGGAGACTCTAGGAATGACTCACTATTTTGATTACGTTTTGGATATGGTAAAGGAACTTCGTGCGACCAGCAGCACAATTGAGAAGGAAGATATTATTGCTAACTATTGTGGTGGTGAAAAATCTAATGCTGTTTTTGCTAGAAAGATTTTGCTTTATACTTATCATCCTACTTGGCAATTTTTTGTAACTAGCGATAATCTAAAGAAAAAGAACAAGTTGCGTGGAAAAAGTTATTCTTGCATTTTCCAACTCCTTGAAGATTTGAAGGATCGCACAATTACCGGGCATGACGCTATAGGTGCTGTTAATAGTTTTGTGGATAATCATCTAGAATATGAGGAACTCATTCACTGCATTATTGATAAGGATCTCAAAACCCGTGCTGGTGATAAGATTATCAATAAGGCTATTGAGAACCATATTCCAGAGTTTAGCGTTGCTCTTGCCGATAAATACGAACCCAAATTGGTTAAGTGGCAAGATAACTGGTATGTTAGTCGCAAGATTGATGGCGCCAGATGTTTAGCGTTTGTTTATCCTCACCTTGGAGGAATTGCAGTCGAATTTGTTTCTCGTACCGGCAAACCGTTTGAGACTTTGGGGGTTGTGGAACAAGGTATCAGAAATTTAAATCTTGATCTGCAAGAAGCCATTGTATTTGATGGAGAACTCTGTCTTGTAGATGATGATGGTAACGAAGATTTCCAAGGCATTATGAAACAATTGAAAAAGAAAGATCATACTATTCCTAATCCATCATTCAAAATCTTTGACATGATTAAGGAAAGCGAATTCTGGTCTAAGAAAGGCGAGAGCAATCGCCCATATTCTGCTAGATATAACAATCTGAAGGAAATTATGAAGAATAACACTTGTGATTGTCTTAGTGTTCTAGAAGAAGTTCTAGTCAAAGACGATGATCATTTTGCCGAATGGACTGCAAAAGCCAACGAGAAAGGTTGGGAAGGTCTTATGCTTCGTGCAGACGAACCATATAAAGGCAAGCGATCCAAAGACCTTCTCAAGTTTAAAAGTTTCAATGATGATGAATATGAAGTTGTTGATGTTGAAATGGGACCATTTCGTTATGTCAAGAATGGCAAAGAAACAGAAGAAACAATGCTTAGTTGTGTGACAATTAAGCACAAAGGATATGATGTTAGGGTTGGTAGTGGGTTTTCTATTGACCAAAGACAAGACTTTTATTCTAATCCTAAAAAGATTCTGGGGAAAATTATTACTGTACAATATTTTGCCGAAAGCAAGAATCAGGATGGAGGAATAAGTCTAAGATTTCCAACATTCAAAGTACTGCATGGATCATCGAGAGAAGTATAAACTATGTCATTAGATGTTGATACCATAAAAACTTTACTTGATGTATTGGCTCAAAAATTTGATGATAATTTTATATTAACAGGAAGTTTAGCAGATCATTTGCATATTGGTTTTGCCGATATAAATGATATCGATATTTTTATGGAAGAAAAAATATTTTCCCACTATAAACATAAACTTGCCGAACAACCAACTTTATTTTTTATGAAAGCATTTGTTGGTGTTAGAACAAATATTGGAACATCATTACATAAATATGCTTATAATAACCATATAATAGACATTAGTATCATCAATCCAGAAACATACGGATGGAGATACGGAACAATTCGCAAAGAAACACTAGACGATACAGAGATAGTAGATAAACAATTATTTGGTAAAACATACAAGGTGTTTGCTCCTATCGTAAGATTTCATCAATTAGCGTCTCACAATTACAAAAGAAGTCACCCAAATTATCTAGAAAAAGTGGCCAAGGCTAATATGCGAGCAGAACAATACAAAAAGATGCTTGGACTAAACGAGACTTGACAACGCATCCATCGTAGTGTAGAATTGCTAAGTACACACTTTTGGAGATATACGACAATGATTGTGGAAAATACAGTTATTCCTGTTCAAAATACTACAATGGATAAGACTAAGGCTGATTGGTTTTTTGAGACATTTCCTAGGGACAAGGTTGTTTCATACAAAGAATACTGGGAAAGTGTCCGTCCCCAAAACATTGAAGATATTTTTCGTCGTTATTTGTTTGCTTATTGCTCTGTTCATACAACATGGAAGGGTAATTGTGCAGGATATAATGCTATTAAGAATTTCAGCGAATGGGTTGACGATAAGGAAATCCTGAGAGAAAAACTCCATAAAAGCGGTGTAGGTTTGCATAATAATCGTACCACTTATATCTGGGATTTTGCTACTAAATTTTGGGCTAATCCGAAAGATTTTTATTTTACAACCAAGAAGGGTCATGTTAAGAAGCGTGATTCGATTGTAGAAAAAATTAATGGTATTGGCTTGGCTAAGGTTAGTTTTGCTTTAGAAATGATCCATCCCAATGAGGCACGAGTATTGTGTTTGGATGTTCATATGCTTCGTTTGTACGATATGGAGCATTTGAAATATAATAAGAGCAATAGTGGTATTAAGCAATATAAGCAGGCTGAACAGCATTGGAGTGTTAATTGTGGGAAAAACAAAATCCCATCCTATGTTGCTAGGTGTGCTTATTGGGATCATTTGCAGGGTAAGGAAGATAGTAGATATTGGTCTTATGTTTTGGAAGATTGAGACACTATCCATCCAGATCTAGTTTGCAGTATTTTGCCAAGTACTAATTCACTAACCGTTGTATAACATATATTATATTGTTTAATAAAATATTGCCTAGTACCCTTAAAATTTTCTCCAGTTTTAAGATTCTTGAAATGATAAATAGTATTATCTTTCATCCTATTAGGCATATTGAGTTCATCTTTAATTTCTTTGATAATTCTTCTGGCAATAGAACCCCCATATCCAAACTCATCTTTCATAAATTGAATAGTTTTTACAGTATGATGCTCTTGCCAATATTGCTTAATAATCTTTTTCTTATTGTGACTAACATTAATCCATCTAGGATTTTTATGTCCAGCACTATCTGGAAAACCACCAACAATGAAAACTATATTATAAGTTTTACTACAATTCCTAATTTTATTTAGATATTTTTGTTCTATATGATAGAGTTTTTTAGGATCACACAATTCAACTATTTCAAAATTAAAACAATGTTCACCATATTTATTCCAAGCATTTTGCAGTTTAGGATTATTATGAGTATTTTTGCGTAGACTAGATCTATGATTACCAAATCTGGAAGTTATGTCAACGCTAGACCCTATGTAATAGAAGTCGTTTTTAGTATTAATTATTTTATATATTCCACATTTTTTCATATTATACCTCATACATAAGACATACACCAAATAAGACATTGGTTGTCAAAAATTCGTCATGAACTATAATACTTGATAAGAAGTGAATGAACACTCACCACCGACTTGATCACCGGGAGGTAATACCCTTGACCTCTGTTTCCCGTATATTAGGGTTTCAACGTCAGATAATCGGGGTATTTTCAATATAAAGAAGATAGTCGATACTGGAGTTTTGTTTTAGAGGATTAATATGAAATACAAAATTTATGTGCAAGATAATTTAATTGATACGCTTGATGCTGAAAATACAACAGAGGTATTGCGTTTTATAGGCATAAAGTTGTCACAAAAACAACCGCCTTATGACAATATACAAAATAATTCTATCAAAATAGAGCCTAGCGATGAGTGACAATGGAAAAGGTAGTAGGCGTAGACCAAAAAACATAGATTATAAAACTTGGGAAAAAAACTACGAAAAAATATTTGGTAAAAAAAATGAGCAATCTAACAAAGTTTCAAAACAAAAATGATACGCTTTTGATAATTTGCGATTGTAAAGAAGAAATACTTCTTATAGATTACAATAAAGAGTGCAAAATTGCTGATGTTTGTATGTATAGAGGGTATAATGCTCATTCCAAAAATCGGTCCTTTTGGCAAAAAATCAAAACTATATGGAATTTATTGATCAAAAATCAGCAATATAATGATCAAATGGTTATTAGTCAGGACCAATTAAAAGAAATATATTATTTTTTACAAAATAAAATTTAGGTGTAATTAAGGTAATCTTAGTTTACTTTACTCGTCAAGTTGAGGATTCATTATGATAATGGCCAACACTGTTAGTAAAGAGTTTGTTACCGAAATTACACTTTTAAAAGACGCAATTGAACAAACTAAAAATATGATAATAAAATTATCAAACGAAAATGCTAGATTAAAACAATTATTAGAGAATTATCACCACAACATAGAATCAGAATATGCTACTCAAATCAAAAAATGATAGAGTATTATTTGGTGTTTGTGGAGGGATAGCAAAGGTAACAAAGATAGATTCTGCGATTATCAGATTAGGATTTATACTAGGAACTATATTTACAGGAAGTATATTATTTTGGATATATCTTGTGCTAGCATTAATTTTAAGGACAGAGGACTAACCTCTCGTTATTTTTATATCCAGACGACGATCTGTTTTGTCGAAAAATTTAAAACTGGCTTCTCACTGATTTGTCAAAGAAAAAAGAATTTTTCAAGTCTCAGCAGTTGACAAGCCGATATGGTATGGTAGAATGAAACCGTTGATGCGAGAGATTTGGTCATGCGACCAACTTGCAGCAACAAAACTTGGATAGTTTTTGGAGGTTGATTATGAGTACAGTTACTTCGACTGAGAAGCAGAGTCGCGTTCGTTGCAGTGACGAGCAGTTTCTTGAGGCGGTTTTTTCTAGCAGGACTTATGCTGAGATTTCGGCTAAGACCGGCCAGAAGATTGCTAGCACGATGGCTCGTTATGCCCGCGTGAAGGCCGCTCTAGCAAAGAAGGGCGAGACTTTGCCCGCTATGGAACGTGCGAAGCCAGCCAAGACAGTTGATAATGTTGAGGCTATGGCGGAAGTGGTTCGTCGCCTCAAGTCTCATTCCAACGGTTGATCCGTTGGTTAAGGATTAAAACTTAAAACATTCCGACTACAATAGTTTAAATGAGAGAGGCTCACAATAATCAACCTCGTATCATGGACTATTGTAGTTGGTTGTTTTATGCCTTCGTGATGAAATTGGCAAACATAGCGGACTTAAAATCCGCTGGTCGCAAGACCTTGTGGGTTCAAGTCCCACCGAAGGCATTTTATGTGGCATAAAAAGCAGATAATATAATTTTTTGGTGTATCTAAATTAGACCATATACACCAGGAAATTAAATATGAAACAATGCTTAAAGTGTAAAAAAGAATTCAAAATTTATGTAACAATCGATGGAAAAGAAAGAAACATACATAAAAGAAGTTACTGTTTAGAGTGTTCTCCATTTGGTAAAAGAAATACAAAAAGACTACATTTAGCACCAAGAGATAGAAATAGTACAAAACAATGCACAGATTGTGGCAGAAAATTTAAATGGACAAAAAATAATGTTTGTTCTACTTGCAGGACTTTTAAAAGAAGGAATGAACAAAGAATTAGGGCTATAGAATATTGTGGTGGCAAATGTAAAAATTGCGGACATGAAGATACTGACGTTTTGACTTTTCATCACAAAAATCCTAAAACAAAAAAATTTGCACTTTGTAATCATTGGCATAAAGCATGGTCTACAATACTAAAAGAAATTAAAAAATGCGAATTGCTATGTGCTAATTGTCATATCAAATTACATAGAAAAGAAATAAAATGAACGAACATTCAAATCCGCTAGACTATATTCTTCGTTGTTCCGAACAAGGGCTTGTGCCTAAATTGTTCACCGTACAAAACGCTAAAGATGAACTACAAAAACTACGAGAAGAAAACCAACGACTCAAAAGTTATTTTGCTCGACCTGTTGCGTATGGTTTGATCAATGATCGGCTTGACTTATATGATTTAAGAATTCAGAACAATCCTCATAATGATCAAACTAAGGTTGTGCCACTATACTCAAACAGAGAAGAGTTTTTACGCGGAGATTGGCGAGGATATCATTATGGTAAGTTACCCTAATAGATTTTTTAGAGGATGGTGTTCAAATGAAGGTAATGCTAGATCTTATATTCTTCATTATCATATTTATACTGTTAGAGATATTAGTGATCACTCTGGCGGGACGTTTTGTGAAGAAATAAATACATTAGAAGAGTACTTCAATATAGATGGCTTATCAATCACCGATAATGATCCATATTATATTGTTGTAGCCACTTTTAAGTTTGATATTCCAAGAGGCCCATTAAGAATCTTAGAAACAAACAACTTAAAAGATGCTGTTTATATTGTTGAGCATATATCTGGTAATAAGGTGATTGAAAATGCGATATGAACTAGAAAATGACTATAGCGAAGGAGGGTCTGCGGAATTCTATTACATTAAAGGCCGTAAAGATTTAGGGTTTAAACAATTCAGAAACAAACGATGTGCCGATATAGCATATAAAAACCAGAAAAAACTGTCAAAATACGGACTTGCTCCAAAGGTTATCGGAAAGGTTCGTAAACTGAAAATACATATAACAGATAGTCTGATAGAAAATTTTAAGATAGATACTAATTGGGGTTATGTTACAGAAATGGCAAAAATACCATCTTATACTCCAGAATTAAAACCAAAATTCTTGAAAAAAATACAGGTTTTGGTTGATCAAATACAAGAAAAAACCAAATTAAAGTTTTGGGACTGTCATTATGACAATGTTGGGTATGTGAAAAGAAAAAATAGGATCAAATTAGTTTGTATTGATACCGGAAAAGAGAGTTTTTGTAGCCTTTCTAACGCTTGGGGAAATATTAATCCCGGCCCATCGTGCAATCAATGTAAAAAGTATTTATGTAGTTGTTATACATAACTATCATAGTTATCGGTGTATAATAATATACTCTAGGAGTAACGCCAATGTCAAAAGAATTTGATCAAATCATAAAAGAAATTACAAAGCAAAATAAAGAATTGCATAATTTAGATAATCAAATCTCTAAAGAAGTTGTTAAAGATGTTTACGAAATAAAAAAAACCATCAAAGGACTAGAAAGCAAAATCAATAAAATTGATCAAACTATTATTAAAATTTATGATCTATTAAATAGTATCACAATTTTCATCGAAGATGCGGAAAATATGAGCGAAGAAGATATCGCAGAACATGAGGATTGGGAGGCATATAATGAAGAGCATTTTGGAGATGACGATGAAAACGATGATAGTTTAGGAACCGATAATTATTGGAGCAGTCATGAGGACGAGAGTTAAGCATGGCAAGTTTAGCATTGGCAGCATCGTTGGTCGTTCTTTCTGTATTATTAATTGGTCCGATAACTTATTTATTGGCTAGATTTAACGCGCCATCATTTGTAGTATATATTTTTAGTGTCTTTTCAATAATATTAGGATTATGGTTTTGTAGTATTGCGTTACCTATATGGTATATAGGATTATTTCCAATATATTGTGGATACGTAAGCATACAAAGAGTTAAAAGTAGGAATTTAAAGAAAATTCAAGAAACGGCAGTTGACAACCGATAACCGTATGGTACGATAGGAGCATCACAGGAAACCTTTGGAGACTAAAGATGAAATTGGCAGATAGAACGGTTGAGGTTCATAGTGCTGGAATTAGTGCCAGCAATCAGTTTAGTATTGCTCAAACGAGCAAAATGTTTAAGATTCTGTCGGACTCTCTATATTCCGACAAGATAATGGCAGTTATTCGTGAACTTGCTACTAATGCTTATGATAGTCATATTAGTGCGGGCAATAAGAATCCTTTTTTGGTAAAGTTGCCTACTGCTGCTGATCCTAACTTTACGGTGCGTGATTATGGTACTGGTCTTAGTCAGAAAGATATGGAGCATCTTTATACAACGTATGGTGCTAGTAATAAGAATGACAGTAATGATTTTGTAGGATGTTTGGGCCTTGGTTCTAAGAGTCCGTTTGCTTATACCAAGAGTTTTACTACAACATCTTATTTTAATGGTACACAATATACATATATTGCCGCTATTGATGATAGCGGGGTTCCTACCCTGAATCTAATTCATTCTTGCGAAACTGATCAGCCTAATGGTTTGGAGATTAGTTTTGCTGTTAAGCAATATGATTTTACCGAATTTAGTCAAAAGGCTATTAGAGTTTTTCATTATTTTAGAATGAAGCCAATTATTTCTGGTGGTGTTCATTGGGATTTTGGTAAAGATTATGACAATAAGAACATTGTTATTAGCGGTGAGGGTTGGCGTGTTTGTCGTTTAAACAATGACAATATGCTTTTTCCTAATCATAATCATCGTATCAATAGTGGTGTTATTTCTATTATGGGTAATATTGCTTATCCGGTAGAGACTGAGCATCTTATTGGTGAAGAAAAGGCTCACGAAGTTCCAGACCATATCGCTCGTTGGAATCGTGCCTTCAACAAGGCGGATATTGCTTCGTGGAAGAGTTTTATTGGCGAGATTATCGGCCAAGGTCTTTATCTAGAATTGGATTTTGGTATTGGTGAACTGGAAATGGATGTTAGTCGTGAAGGTTTGCAGTATACCAAATCTGTTGTAAAGAGTCTCCGCAAAAAGACTCAAGAGATTTTTGCTGAACTCAAGGATATGTTTTCGGAGAAAATTGCGGAGGCTAAGACCAAGGTAGAGGCAATCAGCACATATTATCAACTTAATGATCTAGCGGGTGGATGGGGAGTTGGTGCTACTTGGACAGATAGTTCCGGTAAGACCCATAATATTACGTCCGGTAGTGATCTTGAATATAAATTGAAGAAGAGCAAGAACTTGTATGTATTTAATTATCGTACAGCAGGCTATCGCTCTCGTCGCATGATTTATCTTACAGACAGAATTCATCATGATACTCTTACTGGCAAGGGTCAACACTATTGGAATCATACTCGTAAAACAGGACAACTAACATTTTTCTATTGCGATATTGCCGCTACTGAAACGGCCAAAAAGATTGTTACAAAGTATTGCAATCAGAACGATTGTTTTGCTTACCTCATGGTAGATACTGAGGATCATAATGATGTGACAAGTGGTTTTGATGATCTTGTTGCTGATGTTGGTTCTGATAAAGTTCTGAATGTTTCAGACTATCGTGATCTGATCAAGAATAATAGTCCAAGAAAAGTCGGTACCAAAGGCAGCAAGGGTAGTGTTAGCGATCAAGATGTTTTCTTGATTGTTGGCGACCATGCTAATACAAGTCCTCTAACTATTGAATATAATTCATCTGCTTATATGAGAAGCATGAACAGCAAGCGTCTCGATGAATTTTTGGAAGAAGATACCATTGTGTATATTCCTATTCTTCGATATGCTTCTACAACAGGTTATCCTTCGGTAACTGAGGTTCAAAAGTATTTTAGTAGCGAATATATGAATCGCATCCCAGACTTTCTTGATGACACAAATATTTATGCTATCAAGCATAATTTTGTCCATAAACTTACTGTTGAAGGATATAATCTTGTAGACTTTAATACATGGATGAAGAATCGACTCAAGCATTACAATACTGATAAGTTTGCCGAAATGATCAAGTTTAATGCTATGGTAGAAAAGTGTAAAAAGGAACTGGCTACAAATGATTCTACTAGCAATGATTATTATGGAAGGGGCAATATAGACAAGACCGTTCTATTCCATATGCTTAATATTTTTGGGTTGGAATATGGAGAACATATTCAGAACAAAGAGATCGTAAAGTGCTTGGATAGTCTAATGATTATGGAGTTTTTTGCAGATACTATTCATCGTGAAAAGTTTGATATGAGTAGATTTTCGCAGACGGACTACTATGGTTTAATTACCAGACTACTGAGTGATATTGGAATCAATGGACTCAATAGCAAGGAAATCAAAACGATGAATGTTGCTTACAATACTCTTAGTCATATGCTAACCACATTCTACAATAGATATGATGATAATGGCACACTGGACGATAAGGAGTATACCAAATATATGAATCTTATCAAGGTTGATGCTGGAGACATTTATAAAATGCCTAGCATGGACTCCATAAGAAATACTTTGAAGTCTGAGATTGACAAGAATCCCATGCTCAAGTATATTATTGCCAGCGTCAGCGTTGATGGAAACTTGCGAGAATTGAGCAAGAATCCCAATCCATTAAAGCAGATTGAAAGTAATGGTCGATATCGTTACTATGGAAATAGTGGACGAGAAACTTGGTATCAAAAATTGGATGATGTGGAGTCATTCAAACAACAATTGAGTAGCACAATCAAATAGTTTTTCACAGGAAATAGGAGATTACAATGAGCGTTCCGTTTATGTGGGTTGATGGAAACCTGACGCTGGTTCTTAATAATAAGACCTATCAGGTTTTACCGGATCATATTAATTACAAGATGATTCTTGAGGCGTTGCCCCGTGCGACTGCTGATGAACTGCTTGAAATTGTTGATGTCGAAAAAGCCATTAGCACTTTTAGCGATGGTCTTGTTGAGATTAAGAATGGTAAGGTTTACTACGAGGGTGATGAAGTTCATGGTTCTATTAGTAAGCGTATTCTGGAGTTTATGAGCAAGGGTCTGCCTTTTCAGCCGCTGGTTAACTTCCTGAATAACCTTATGGAAAATCCAAGTATGCAGAGTCAAAAGGAACTGTACGATTTCTTGGAGCATGAGTATCTGCCCATTACTGAGGATGGTCATTTCTTAGCATATAAGGCTGTTAGAAGCGATTACATGGATAAGTATCGCGGCACATTCGACAATCATGTTGGCAATATTTGTCAAATGACTCGATCAAAAGTTGACGATGATCGTGGTCGCGGTTGCTCCAACGGACTTCATGCTGGTGCATTAAACTATGTTGCTAGTTATGGTAGTGTTGATAGCGGAGATAGGATTGTTATTGTTAAAATCAATCCTCGTGATGTTGTTAGTGTTCCTTCCGATTGTAATTGTGAGAAACTTCGCACCTGCCGATACGAAGTTGTTGGTGAGTATCAGGGCGAGTTGAACAAGCCTCTTTATTCTGCTACGTTCTCTGAGGACGAGTATGAGGATGACGAGGAAGATTATGATAATGATTATAATTGGGGTTGGAATGATGAGGACGATGAAGAGGCTTATGCTGAGGATGATTATGACGATGATGATCAGTTTTAATAATTGATCATCTAAGTCTAAGTGGAGTCTGGTGACATTTTGATGGTTCGATTCCATCGTCCACATTTGTTTGGTATTTAGTCACGTTTTTTCACAAGGAATAAGGATAACTATTATGTTTAGTGATAATCTTGGTTTTAATCCGTTTGACAAAAATAATGGAGGATGTTATTTTGTAAAAAATGCTGTTGGTCAAAAGTTTTTGAACTCATTCAAACAGAATCACATTTTTGTTTACAATGGTAATCCTCGCAAAAAGATTAGCAGTATGAATCATACTACTGATCTAGACGAGGCTTTACATGCGAACAATAATAAAGGTTCAGACGTTTACTTTTATGTTAATGGTGGTCGTAAAATTTATGCGATCAAGCAATTTACTTGTTGTTTTTGTGATATGGATGCTGGTCGTGATGATCAAGGCAAGTATTTTAAGCCAAGTATTGTTATGAACAAAAAGAAGCAGTTTCTCAAAAAGATCAACGAGTTTCCTGTTAAGCCAAGTTGGGTAGTAGATACCCGTAATGGCTATCAGTGCTATTGGATTTTTGATGATGCTAGTCGTAAAATGATTGGTGCTAATAAAACTTTCTGGAGTGGACTCCAGAAGAAATTAGTTAACTATTTTGGTGGCGATCCAAGAGCGATCAAACCAAATCAAATTTATAGAGTTCCTTATACTTGGTGGCGTAAAGGCTGGGAAAAGAAGGCTCCTTATTTTACTAGTATTCTTCCCGGTAGCGATGGAACTCCAATTAATGTTGTTGATCTGAAGAGCGCATTAACTGGTCATAGTGCCAACATTCAGATTATTGCTGAGAAATGCAGCGACGAATGGTACAAGGGTTATGCCAAGGCTTATAAGCAGGCCGATGAAAATGGTGTTCCAGTATCCGCTGATGTTGCATCAGAAATCCTTAATGATATGCGTAATTGCAATAATAAAAATACGCTAGTTAGTAAGGTTCAAGGAATCTTAGGCTCATTGTGCGGACATCAACATCATAACGAGGCTTATGAAACCGATCTACTAAATAATCTACGAGAGACCGCAAAGGATCGCGGTTCGTGTGTGCCTTCAAATGATATCGATCAAGATGACGAAGATTTTCTTAATGATGCTTCTGGTAGCACATATGGCGATGCGATGCCCGTAGTTCCGTACAACCCTCACCAGAACGCACAGGATGCTCAGGGAGACGAGGATATAAATCTTGACGGTCCACAGACCAAACTCTTAAAGACCGTTGTGGAGTTCCTCAATCAAGTCAGCACCCCGTTGTATTTTAGTAACAACAGATTCCTTTCTAGTGCTGCAAAGGATCTGGCTAATCAACTTAGCGACAAATTTTGTATTGGATGAAACTTTTTGTGTCAATGGGATTGGAGATTCCTTTCCCTTTTGACACAATACAAGGAGAAATATTATGGGAAGACACACAAATGAGCTTTTAGCAGATCTTTTGGAGGACAAAACTAAACTAGACAATTTTATCACACTGGTAAATAGTCTTGGGTCTGCCAATGATGTAAGAGAGTATTTTCGAACTAATGAATTTCTTGGTAAAAAATACTATTTGAGTAGTCAGACAATTAGAGGTATTATGAGAAAACTAGGATTCAAAGGTCGTAGAGGACGCAATCCTAAAAAATTTAAATCGTCAAATAGATACACTTCTAGATAAATATACTATGCATGAAGATTTTAATGACGACGATGATCACCAAGATGATGATTATAATTATGATCATCCATCATTAAATCCATATCAATGGTATTATAAATTTGATGTTGGGGCAGATACACCCTTATCGAAGTGGATCAACGACTTGTTTAATGAATTCAACGCTAATATAACGAATATTCCCGGTTTTCCTGTTAAAAAGTTTCCTGTGAATAGTTGGAATCCCAATACTGGGGGCAGTAGTCTCCAGTATTTGGGGTCCAATTATCAAGGTTCTCCTATATGGAAAACCGAATACTTTCTAATTGACAAAATGAATACAGAATATAAAATGCATTTGCAAAGTCACGCTAAGCATTTTTTATCTCAACCAAAATATTATAAAGGACTTTACGAAATACTTAATTAGGAAATATTATGAGTTCTATAAACGATGATTTGTTTGTAATACAAGACTTTGCAGGATTTGTCGAATCCACAAGAGCACTAGTATTTAATAATTTTGGTTCATGGGATAAAGACACAAACGATGTTGATGCGATGATAATAAAACCAGAAGATGAGAGTGAACTAGATAGACTATTATCTCAATCAGAGTCTGAGGTTATTATTAAACAGTTTGTAAAGAAACAAAAACACAAAAGTAATGGAACATTTCGATATCTGATTAATGATTCCATATTTATGGAGATTGTTCAAGGGCTAAATGATAGAATGGTTAGTAATGTACTAACTGGTTTGGTAAACAAAGGACTAGTAGAATCAGCATATGATAGCGACATCAATGACTTTGTTTTTTGGGTGAAAGATGAAACAAAAGATGAAAAGCCAGAAACCGATTAAGGTTGATGCTTCATTTAGATATGCTTGTACAAATAACTCTTGCAATTTAGACCATTGGCTTTTTCTTAGAGAAGTCCAAACCAAAAACTTTAAAGTGGTTTGTGACTGCGGCACAGTCTTTAAACCTAAGCGCATTAAAAATATAAGAATAGTCTATGCCAAGAGCGAGTCAGTTAAAACTAATATTGACAAATCAAATAAATCTGATACATATGATTCTCATATCGTGCGTCGTGCAATCAAAACCATGATACAGTTAGGCTTCACAAAACAAGAATCGTTAGAAGCTATTGGTTCCATTGATAACAAAGATGCTTTTAATGATCGTATTTTACTTGCGAAAACTGCTATTTCAAAACTTGGAGGAATATAATGACTAAAAGTATTCGACCATCTACATTTGATGAGATTATTGGTCAGGATGATGTATTGAAGCGTCTACGAGTCTCTGTGGCGGGTTGTAAAAACAGTGGTGGTGTGATGCCTCACGTTTTAATAGACGGTCCTCCGGGGCTAGGAAAGACCACCATAGCGAGTGCCATAGCAAACGAAATGGGGGTGAACCTTTATACCACCAATGCGGCATCAATTCGAGGTATTAAAAATATTATGCCCTATATTTTAGGCATGTCTCCAAGATCTGTGCTTTTTATAGATGAAATCCACCGACTACCAAAGATTGTAGAAGAATTTCTCTATCCTGTTATGGAAGATTTTGTACTAAATATAACCGTTAAAGACGAAGAGGACAAAGATAAGCCTGAAACAATAGATTTACCTTTATTCACTATTGTTGGAGCAACAACGAGCGGTGGAAGTCTTAGTCAACCATTCTACGATAGATTTACTATTAAAGAACATTTATCATTTTATAGCTATAATGATCTAGCTAAACTAGCAAGATTGAATTGTGAAAAGATGGGCATAGTCATAAACGATGAGAGCCTTTTAGAAATAGCCAAGCGTAGCAAAGGAACTCCTCGAATTTTAAATGCTAGACTTTTATGGTATAGAAACTACAAATCTTGCCATAATGATAATGCATCAATCAATGAGATTTTTCAGGTTCAGGGGATAGACGAAAACGGTTTTGATCTTTATGATCGTATGTATCTTAATGTTTTGAAGAAGTCTAATGGAAATCCTCTGGGACTAAAAAGCATATCTTCTATGACGGGTATCGCCATAGACACTATTGAGAATAGCATAGAACCATTTCTAGTTCGCAAAGGTTATGTCGTAAGAACGCAGAAGGGTAGAATAATAGGCGATCTTCCATAAGAATGTGTATATTATCATAGGAGAATCCTATGAAAAATATATACATTGCTATCCTAGTGTTCTTGTCATTATTACAGCCGTCTTTTGCTGCTGATCCAGCAGTATTTGTCGAGTCTTATAACGATGCTGTGTCTTTATCAAAGACTTCTAATAAAAGACTGCTAGCAATTTTTGTTTCAGATAACTGTGTCTATTGTTCTACTCTTAAAAACAAAATTGCTTCTGGAGATTTGGATAGTCTGCTCGAAGACAAGATCATATGTTATGTTAACACTGTAGACAATGCAGAGTTGACATCTTCTATGAATGTTAAAATGATTCCAGATTCTATTATTATTTATGATGATAAAATAGAATCTCGAAACAAAGGATATAGTAGATTAGAATATAAAAGATGGTTAAAAAATAATCAATAAATTAGCCTACAGTCTCAAGCACATTAACACCGACGCCAACAGTTACAACAACTCTTGGCATAACTCCAACCGTAACTCCAACTATAACTCCCACAAAAAGCATAACTCCAACAATTACGACAACAAATACGGTAACTCCAACATTAACATTAACACCAACAATTACGCCAACAAATACAGTAACACCAACAGCGCCAGGATGCTGTATTACAAATATTTATCCCATATTTTTTGTTACTCCAAGTCCACAATAACAAATACTTATGTTAGTTAATATAATTACAATTTTTATATTTATAGTTTTATTTATTGTTTTTGGCATATTAGGATATATTCTAGGAAGATTAAGTTATAATACTAACACACAACAGATGAAATCCTTAAAATCTTCTATTCAATCGAGTGAATTTTTAAATACAACTAAAATAGATATTGATGAACGAAAGGTTATTACCAAGATTGATACAGAAGGTTTGGAGAAAAAATATAGTCAATTAGGAGATAGGACCGTATCGGATTCTGACATATCATCTTCTGTGGACAAACTTAAAAAACTAAAAAAATAGTTTGGCCTTTTTATAAACACCAAAAAAAATATCAAGGTGTATTATATTACAGCAACTAATTTATAACTGAAAGGAAATATTATGTCTAAAGGTCTTGATGTGGGTACAAGTTTTATTATTTTAGCCGCTAATAAAAATAATAATGTAGAATACAAAGAATTTAGAGATGCTTTTTACGTAATAAAGCCATCAACTCCTGTGGCAACAAAAATGATAGAAAAAGGATTGGCCGGTAAAGTATTTATTAAAGATAATGATGGATCATTTATCATTTTAGGTAAAGATGCTATAGAAAAAGCTATTGAACGTAATGATTTAGCTAAAAGACCAATGCATAAAGGCGTTGTATCCGTTAAAGAAAAAAATTCTAAAAAAATCTTAGCATTTATTTTGAAAGAGGTGGTTGGACAAGCATCAGAACCAAATGAAAAATTAGTATTCTGTGTTCCTGCCCAGCCAGTGGATCAAGAAGATGAAGATTTTGATGTTGGATATCATGAAGATGTAGTTAAAACAATACTATCTGAATGTGGATACGATGCTAGATCTATTAATGAAGCAGAAGCATTATGCTATGCTGAATTAGCAGAAGAAGACTATACGGGCATAGGTGTTAGTTGTGGGGCTGGCATGACTAATGTTTGTGTTATGTTAAATGGTGAACCAACCATAGTATTTAGCACAACTAAGTCTGGGGATTGGATAGATCGCATGAGTGCGGTTGCAACTGGAGAAAATGATAGTACTGTACAAGCAGAAAAAGAACACGGAGCTTTTGTTATTGGTCAACCAAACGATAATCCTATTCTGTCTGCGGTATCATCATATTATGAAAGGTTAATTGATTATACTACAAAACAATTAAGCAATGCATTATCTGGTCACAAATCTTTACCCAAATTCAAACAGCCTTTAACAATCGCTGTAGCGGGTGGAACATCGTTGGCCAAAGGATATATTGAAACTTTTCATAAAAAATTGATAGAAAATAATTTTCCAATACAGATCAAAGAAGTTCGTCATGCAAATGAGCCTTTATATGCTGTTAGCAAAGGGTGTCTAATAGCATCTCAAATTATCAATTAACTAAAGTATGTAGATATGTCCATAGTACCTCCAACTCCGACTCCTACTGTAACGCCCACTCAAAGTAGCGCAACCATCACACCAAATATAGCATTAAGTTTTGAAGGAGTTATTTTTAAAGAATCTTGTTTATGTGTCTGTGATACTAATAGTGATAGCGATAGTTCATGCGAGAATATTGTTTGTGAACCTCCCAATATTTTAGATATAGAAAGTTGTGTATGTGTTCCTCCGGTTACTAATCCTCCACCACCGACTCCAACGCCAACGCCAATAATTCCTTGTGATAGACCGTCTAATATAACTATTAATGGATATGCTTACTATCATAATACTCCACAAACTGTAATTATACCAGGCTTAGGATCACCATTAACTTCTAGATGTGCTGGTGGTCATTGTTGTAATAGTACCAATTTTTTTCCAGAGCTATTGTCTAATATAAATCAAGTTTATACTGCAAATACAATTAATGTTAATAATTTTCCAAGATGCGACAATAAATCTGATACATTTGTGTTTACAAACATTCCATTAAGCTTTTTTCAAAATCAGATACAGTTTAGATTACGTTGTGCTGATAGTAGATGTCATAATGGTGTAGTATGGATAGTACTCACTGCTACTATAGATAGTAATACTATTTTACTTTTTAATAATTGTGTTACTCCTGGACGTGCTAAAAATTTAGAATATGGATGTGATACTAATATATCAGAACAATGGTATTGTTTATTGGGAACAGAAACTCCACTGGGAAGTTCTGGTTTTATAGGTAATCAATGTGTCGAATGTTTAGATGCTAGTTGTTCTGGATATGTTAGTTTTTCTTCTGAGTCTGAATGTATAAGCAATTGTCTGGCATGTTTGGACGAAAATGATCCCGGTTGTCCATTTATATGTCCTTGTGTGGAATGGATTTGCAATCCATTAATTGGAGAGTGTTTTGCTTTAGCATTATTTGATTGTACTGGAGATGAAGTCAGTAAAGAAGAATGTGAAGCTACATGCGATATAGACGCAAGCATTTAAGGAACTTAATTATGAAATTAAAATTAGTATCTATTAATTTAATAATGATAATTATATCATCTTTAGCATTTGGTGGGACTGTAGACCCTAATACTAACGATTCTAAATATTTAGAATATGGAGAAAAATTTTATTATGTACTAAAATTAGAGGGAAAAAGTCCCAAAGATGAAGTTGTATGGGCATCTTGTGTGATTATAAATAATAGATGGATAGTAACCGCTGCTCATGTTATGAAAGAAATGGAAACATGTAATGTAAAATATAATAATAAATTAATCCCAATAGATAAAATAATTATGCATCAAGATTTTAATAGTAACGAATTTGGAATAGCAGACATCGCTATTTGTCATTTATCAGAAGATATAAATTTAGATTTTTATCCTGAATTATATGAAAAAAACGATGAAATAGATCAAATATGTTGCATGGCGGGGTTCGGCGTGACAGGCACTTTTCATACAGGATCAAAGAGTGGTGATGGTTCTCGTAGAGCAGGATCTAATAAAATAGAAGGTATAGAAAATGATCTTTTATTGTGCTCGCCATCTGATGGTGATAGAAAAACAGCTTTAGAATTTTTAATTGCTCATGGAGATAGTGGTGGTGGCTTATTTATAGATAATAGATTAGCAGGAATCAACTCTTGTGTATTTACTACTGATGGTCGCCCAAATTCTTCGTATGGTGATACTAGTGGGCATACTAGAATTAGCAAATATAATAAATGGATCAAAGGATGTATAAATGTCTATAGTAAATAAAACAGAATGTGAATGTGTTTGTCCAGAATCAACTGTCTCTGACAATAATAAATATTTATGCACTACGCTAGGATGTGTAAATGATAGTAACGGAACATACGATACGTTGGCATCTTGTATGGAAGCTTTTGATGCTGGTCAATGTGTGCAATTAAATCAATGTATTTATAGCTTAAATAATTTTGAAGTTAATAATACAAACGATTGTGCTATTATTGATATCACAAAAGAGTCTGGATCTGTTAATGAATTAATAGACATCAAATTATGTTTATCTAGTAATTGTTCTACTATTATAAATAATCCTGATAATATAAATTTTAAATATATATTAATTGGTGGATTTGTTGGTTTAGTAGGAGATTTACAATCATATCATATTATCAATCCAAGCGGATTATATGGAACTAATACATTTACTACGTCAAATTTAAGTCAATTATATAATAATCCATATAGTAGT